CACTCCCGTTCATTTTTTGGCACGCGGCTATCTATAATCTGCTGGCGTAGATCACCAGCGGGCGTGGCTTGGCATGGTTGGTCGGGTGGGTTCATTTTGAAAGCGCCTTGACCCGCACGCCGTAGCCCTTGGTCGCCTGGTTGAGATGGCCTCTCGGTCCGCCGTTGTGCACGCGAGCGAGCGTCTCGACATCGCCCGCCTTCCACGCCGCGGGCGCGTAGCGCTCGAGGTATGCGGTCGCGACGCGCTTGGAGTAGTCGAGATCGGCCACTCGGCTGTAATCGCCGGCTACGCGTGAATCCGCGTGATATGCGCGGTGAATCTGGAGCGGTCCCAGCGCCTTCCCGCCGTCGCCGAGGATTGGCCCAGTGCGGCCGGATGTCTCAACGAGATGGATCGCCCGCCAGAACGAGGCGGGTGGCGCCGCGTGCGCGGTAGCCGCGAGCGCGAGGAAGAGGAGCGTGGATTTCATTTCGTGAGTTTTGCCGCGTTGCGCTTCGCCGCTGCAATCTGCTTCGCCGTGCAGCCCGCGCCGATAGATTCGGCGAGAGCGATTGCGCGGTCAGCGCGTGCTTGGTCGGGCGCCGTGATCGCGAGGATCAGCGCTTGGGTGAGGGCGGTGGTCGGGCTCATGCGGCACCTCCTGAAACGTAGATCGAGATAGGTCCGTGAGCGTCGCAGACTAGGACGTGGCGCTCGCCGTCAGAGTAAACGGCAACGTCGCTGGTGCTGGTTGCGCGATAGGCGAGCGGCAAGTCGGTTTCGTCAGCCATGTCGTTGATGTCGCCGTCGGTTTCGCCGATAGGGTCGAATGAGTAGCGGGTGTCCCCAGCGAGTGCTAGGTTGGCGATTTCGTTTCTGCGGGTGATGATTTCTGATGTGGTCATTTTTGATTGCGCGCCTCGGCGTTAAATCGCTTCGGCTGGCATGAAAAAACCATACACATTCGCCCGACCGTTGAAAGCCAAATGTGCGCGAAGTATCGCACGCAATCCGTGCGCGTTGATAGTCAACGGCTTACGTCTGAAGAAAAAACAGACTCAGCGCGGAATCACTGCACGAAGTGGATCGTGAAGCGTCGCCCGCCGTCGCTGATGTTGGAGCCGTCAACGGTCTCGACCTTGAAGACGGTCGCGTTGGTCGTGTTGCCCGCGTTGGCGTAATCGTGCGCGATCAAAAGGTTGTTCGCAGGGTCAACGCACGACGCCAGCACGTAGTCCTGCACCGTCCCGAGGCTGTGCGTGAAAGTGAAAGTTGTGCTCGCTGCGCCGACGGAAGTAAACGTCTCGACGTGCGAGAAACGATTGATCCCGAGGTTTGCGCGAGCGGTGGACGGGCTGGCAACGTCCGAGAGGTTCGACGCTTTCTGGGCTGCGCCGGTGATGCGAGTGTCGTTGCCTTCGGCGACGGATTCGGCGGCAGTTCCGAAAACAAGACCCAGCGATGCGAAGCCGTTTGCGTTGCCGAAATAAGTCCATGCGCTCGCGACTCCGCTGCGATTGACTGAGCGCACGCGAACGTGGCCGGCTTGCAGAGTTGCGTTGTAAAAGGTGAACCGCGCTTCGAAAATTTCAGCGTATCCCCAACTGTAATCGACCGCCGCGTCGGAGTTCGTGAGCGTCGCCTTGACCTCGTAGTAAGCAAAATCTTGCTCTGTGTTTTCCTGCCACTCGGCAAGCGAACCGAACGCAAAGACTGCTCCAATTTTGCGCGGCTCCACGTTTGGAGACAACGCCGGCGAAAGCGCAATCGGCGCCGCCGGCGCGGTCGTGTTACTCGGCGCGGTCTGACTGAGCAAAGACGAAACCGGCGACAACGCTCCCGAAAACGAAATGCCTCGCGCTGCAAATTGGTAAGCCTCGCCGACGGAAAGATCGTCAATCGTGACGGCGTAGGAGACTGACGAGTTGATCTGATTGCCAATAATGAAATCGCTTGAGCCTGTTCGCCGATAAAGCACGTCGAGAGCGACCGCGCCCGATGGCAACGGCGGCGCGGTAAGTGAAACGCGGGCGAAGCTCGTGCCGTCCGTCGAGACATAGACCGTCGTGCTGATCAGCGTCGGCGCGTTCGGCGTGGCCGGCGCGCTCGGATCAATCGGCCCGGCCGTGATGACGGACGGCGTGGCCTGCACGTAGCTGGTAAATCCGCTGACGTTCTCGACTGAGTCGTAGGCGGTCAGCCAATAGTAATACGTCGTTCCGATGTTTACGTCCGTGTCCACGAACCGCGACGCGCGAACCTCGGCGATCTTGTCCGTGTTCGCATTGGCCGGCGTGACTGCCGAAGTGTTCCGATAAATGCCGTATTCCGAAAAGTCCGGCTCAATGTTGTCGTTCCAATCGAGCGAGACGGCCTTGCCGGTCCCGATGGCAGCGCTCAGTCCGGTCGGAATCGCCGGTGCGGTCGTGTCTTTTGCGACGGTGATTGAGCCGCTGAGATAGCTTGTCGAAATCCCGAAGAAGCTCTCACCGTAAATGCGGACGTTGTAGTTCGTGCCAATCGTAATGTCGGACGAGATGAAGTCCTCGGTCTGCGCGCCCTCGACCGTGTTCCACGTCAGGTAGGTCGTGCTTGCGGCCGGCTTGTATTCGATGACGACCGAGCCACCGCTCTGGATGAACTCCGCAGCCGGTGGAGTCCAGCCGACGCGAATCCGTGGCAAGATCGTGCCATCGGCCTGCACGAGCTGCGTCGTGCCGTCTGCCGTCAGCGAAAGGTTGGTCGGCGCGCCGAGCGTGAACGGGTCGGGCAGCGTCGTGTTCGGCGAGTCCTCGACAAAGATTTCCTCGTCAACGTCCCACGAATAAACCGACGAAGCGGTCTCCCGCAGCGTCATGTCGATAAACACCTGCGGAGGCGTGCCGTCGCTCGCGAAATTCCACTCCATGACCTCGAAGACCTTCGACGACCAGCCGAGCTTTTCGTTGGTAATCATGACCGTGTCACCGGCCCGAACCTGCATCGCCTCAAGACGGAAGCGTGCCGAGAACGTGATTTCCTCGCGAGCGCGGCGAAGCTCCAGCACGGCGAGCCGTTGAGCGCAGCTCGGCGAAGTCGTGAACGGCAGAACCACGTCGCGAAAGAACACGTTGTTATTGTCCGCCGTGACGTAGGTGGCCGAGCTGATCGTCGGGAAATCCGTCACCTGCCAGTTGTTCGTCTCGCTCACGTAAACGCCTTTGACGCTATTCACCCGGTCGCGTGCGCTCGTCCGCGTCTGCACGTTGAGCGGCCCGACGAAATGCTTTTCGGTCAGCGTAACGGTAGGAATCCGGTAGGCGGACGCGTAAGGAACGATGCGGCCGCCCGTGTAAGCGATCAGCCCGCCCATTGCCGAGAGCAGCTTGCCGATGTTTTCGTCGGGCGATGCGCTCGTCACAATCACGCCGTTCGCTTCATAGCGGTTTTCGTAAACCGTCGGCGAGAGCGGAAGGATTTGAACTTGTTCCTCGCAGATGGTGGCAGCGACGCCGAACGCGGTATCGTCAACCTCGGCGGCGGTCATGCCCATGCCGAGCGCCGTGTCGGTCAGGTAGTCGCGCAAGCAGAGCGCGGCGTTCGCGGAATAGGCGGTGTTTCCCGTGCGCGGATCGAGCACTTTCTTGCCGCGAATGACGGCGCTGATGTTCGGAATACCGCTAGGGAATTTCTCGGCGTCCCACGTCAGACGAACGTAGAGGTAGGCGATGCCAGATAGCTTGTGGTTCGAGGTCCATTTGCCATCGGTGAGGCTCGCCGTGTCCGCGATCAAATCCGCGTCGGCGGTGTCGCCGGGAACGCCGCGCTTTTTGTTGATGCGGGCGACGCCTGCGTAAAATCCCGTCGGCGTGTTCGAGACGAGTGGCACTAGCTCGTCGTTGAAATAGACCTCGTCAATCGCTTCGACCTCGTGGCCGGCGAGCGTCAAGACGATGTGCAAGTATTCGTTTTTGGTTCCCGTCGTGCTGAGATAAACGATGGTCCCGCTGACTCGGCTTTTTCCGTAAACGATCGTCCGCGCCGAGATTGGCGACCGAACCATTTGCGACCGGTCCGAGAGCGACGAGTCGGCGAAGCTCGGCATCTTTGGCGCGAGCAGTTTCGACGCGGCCATTGAACCGCCGATGACCGCAGTGAAAGCCACGATGTATCCGATTG